ATCTGCTTTGTTTATGTCAACCAGTCCGTAAACACTAACAAGCTTTATTTCATCTACAATGTTACCATCAAAATTATAATCAATCGGCGTTATGCGCTCCAGTGACCACTCAACATAAGTTGCAGTGCCTAAATCTATCCCATCAACGCCGCCAACAGTAACCCCCTTTTCGTCTTGGTCGTTTCCTGATATCGCTCCTGATACAGTAATTTGAGAACCAATAGGGTTGCCGCTATCGTCCAGAAATTGATAATAAAGATTAAAGTTAACTGTTGTAACAAGTCTTGTTTGTGCGTTTTCTTTGTACATGCCGTTAGGAGCAAAAACATTAACAAGGAGTGCACTTATTTTTGCTGATGTTATTTTAAACGGGCCAACAATCGCCGCCTCTATTTGTGTTATTTTTGGGTTTGTGTTTGTTGGCAGTGCTTGCGTTGATGGCTTTAATTCACTCCATTTTGGATCTTCTGATACATTAATTTGAATTTGGTTATTTGTTACTGATAGTACTGTGTATTGTGAAAGGCTGAACTCTTCTAGCTCTGTATTTTCTGGGTCCCCAGGGATTGGGGCTGGAAAATACCCGTAAAAATCAATAGTATTTACTTTGTCGCCGGCTTGAAAGTATTCTGCATAGTTGTTTTCGCCAGTAGTGTTTCTTATTATACCGGTGCTTTCTATCTCAATCTCTGGCTGTAACTCAATCACATTTGAGTTTGGCGCTTTTAATGACTGGTTTTGTGCATCCGGCGACTGATAGACACCAACAACAGGTTTATTTATTATCTCACCTATTTGCGATGTGGGCTCTGAGTTGTTTGGCGATAAATAAGGAAAGTAAACACCAGCAGAATAACCCTCGATATCTTTAAAAAGCGTATCTGCCTCTTTGATGTTTTCTGGCAAAACCCTATTTCTAGCTATGCAGTAATATCCAATTCTTTGCTCTGTATTGTTATCGTAGTATGAATACTCTTGTTGCAAAATATCAGGAACGCTGCGCACTTGTCCGCATATATCAACTATACGCTGGTTTGGTCTAGCCTTGTTTCCTCTTTCAGAAAAAGAGTTGTTTGGGCTTTGTTGCTGTCTGTTTATGTTTGCTAAGGGTTTTATTTTTTTAGTGAGTAGCGCAACAGCAAGCACACTAACCACCAGATAAATAGCGGTAACTGCATCACCAGGCAATATAAACACGCTCACATTATCAGTAAGCTCCATTAATTCTGGCTTTCTGCTTATCTCGTTGCTTTTGCTTATCTCGCCATCATACACCTTGAAGTTTTGGCCGTCTTTTATGTTTTCAATCATCCAGCCAATAACAGATCCGTCATAGTTGATTTTTTGTAAATTAAACTCTTCTGCTTCAGGTTTTTTTGTGTATAAATTAATTATCGCCATATCTTCACGCCTTCAAACCCTTGTGAGAATTCTTTATAGTTTTGCGCGACAACCTGCTTTAGGTTTCTGTCGCAATGCATGATCTCGCCCTTATAATACAATCCACAATGGTAAACCAAGCTTTCGCCCTTTTTTTTGTGCGCAATAATAATGTCAAAATCAGCAGTGTTTGAAACAAGAGTTAGCCCATTTCCTAGCTTTTGCATCTCAGCCGTTATTATTTCAAATGCATTACCAAGGTTAACCGCTTGATATTTGCGTGTCTTTATTCCGTTTTCAGATCTTACTAGCGCGACATAATCCCAACAATTAAAATCCCTAAAGGAATATGGCTTTCCTATATAAAAATCAATCATATGTACCTCAGCATTGGGAATCTGTCATAATCAAATATTTCACCAGTTTCATCTATGTTAAGTTTTGGCGCGCCGCATCGTATAGAAAAAGCACCTTCTTTTTGTGGTATAGAGTCGACGATATATTCTACATATGCAGCAGGGCGATCAAGGTTGCCGGTAGTGTAAATGCCATACCCAATAATGATATCTTCAGTGTCGCCCAGTGGTATTCTATCTAGCTCATCATCAAGATTATTTTCTAAATCGCCAAGAGTAAAAGTCGCTGCTTGGTCTAGGTCGTTGCTGTTTTCGGCATTCGTTGTCCTTGCGTTAGCAGGCAGAAAATCAACATAAACACCAGACTGTAACGCGGCATTGAGCGTAACTGAATCAAAAACATAATAATGAGTTTTTGAAAACTTACTATGGCGTATCAATACGGTTTCAAATTCACTATTATTTTCAGGGTTTGAATTTAATAGCTCGACATAGGCGTCATATTCGGCGGTCATAGTTTCGGTGTTCCATTAACAAAATCTTCAAACGCATTTATTAACGCGCAAGACTGATCGCCATAGCAATCCCATAATTGATAGAGGTTGTCACAAACTTCATTTTGTGACGGTGTGACCTCTGCATTAACTCTTAATGCTAGCGACCATGTGCCATGAGATGGCCTAACCGCATTCCACGAGTTAGGAACGATAATACATTGATGTTCAACAATGCCAGTGCCGCTATCGAGCATCATTTTAAATGAGCTTGCGCCATGATTAATGGCAACATCATAAAAGTTAAGCAAGGCATTATACGCGCCATCACTAAGTATAAAGTTTAAATTAAAGGGCACTGGCTCGGTTGAGTATTTCAGTGCTGCTCTATCATTGCCGCCTTGAACTTGAGAGCCTATAACGTTACTCCCGCGCCTCATTGAATAGTTGCGGTTTGTTAATGGCTTTATGCTTCGTGGCCACCAGTAATCACTCATCGTCTGCGCTCCACTTCTAAATTATTACTTATTGATTTCGATATCTGGCTATTAGCGTTAGCAGCATCATCAGCAAAAGTATTTCTTATTAATAGAACTATTCTACCATCATCCTGCGTTTCTTGCTGGAAGTCTTTTTGTCCGCCTGATTGGTCGATAACGACAAGACTTACTTGTGGTGAGCCGCCAGAATTGAGCACCCCGCTTGTTTGGTTTGCGTTCATTACCCTTGCGTTTTTATTTGTGGTTATGATTTCTGGCCCGCGCTCACCAACCAATGTTGATTGCCCTGATAGTATCTGCCCCCCTTGCTCACGAGCTGCCGCCGCTGATAAAACGGGTGCTGCCAATGATGTAGCCGTTGATATTGCTGATGCTACTGCGCCCGGTGCCGCCGCAGGTCCAACAACGGGTATTGCAGATATTGAAGCAAATGTATTAAGCCCTGCTTGCGCCACTGTCGCGCTGGTTTCTGCTGCTTTGCTTGCCAAAAACGCCTTGCCAACTACCTTATCTATGATTTGCGTTTGAATTACCTGATCTAAACCAGATTTTAATATACTGGCAGACACGCTTTGAACTGTGCTTTTCATTACCTCGCCAAAGTTTTTTCCAGACAAGGCTGCATCAACAAAGCCATCAGAAAGGCTTTTAGATATATTTTCACCTAAACTTATTGCTAGCGCGTTCTCTTCCTCGTACCTCTCTCTTGACTTGCTCAGGTTTTCTTGTGCTAGAGCATCACGCTGCATTTGTGCGTTTAACTCAATTTCAGTTTTTGCCAACTCAAAAGCGGCTTTATCTTCAATAAATGTTGCGTCAATACTTCTTAGTTTTTCAAGTCTTTGTTGCTCTTGGGTGTTTATTTGCTCTAACTTAGTCGCATTCAAAGCGCTTAATAGCTGTATTTCTTTTTGTGCCACCTCTTGTTTTTTTCTTAACTTGTCATCCTCGACATCTTTTGCAGCCTTTCCCTCTTCCCTGACTTGTTCAGCAATGGATTTTCTTGCCTCTACTTCTTTTTTTGCAGCTTCGCCACTGGCTCTTATTTGCGAATTTTGCACATCTATTAATTTTGTGACACTCTCGCGCAGCTCATCATTTTTAACCTGCAAGTTTTCAACAGTAATCGCCTGTCTGCGGTATCTCCTGCTCGTAGTGTTAGTGATTTCATTTAAGTTGCTTTGAGCCTCTGCAAGTGCAAATGAAGATTCTAAAAACTCTGATTGCAAGGATGCAAGGTCAGGACCTTCGATAGCAGAAGCAAGCCCATTAAACGCCACCCCCGCTCCTTTTACGATTTGTTGCCATGTTGATAATGCGCCAGTTGACTCAGTAGCCGCCCTAGCTAGGCGATCAAAAGCAATACCTGCACTATCTAGCTCACCCGCAAGCGTGTTAGCCGCAACAGCGGCACCTACGCCCTTAACCTGACCAGCAACAGCATCAAGAATAACTCCTTGCGCCTTAAATACATCTCCTGTTGACACTGCATTTCTTGCTAGTTCTTTTTGTGTCTCTGTTAAAGTTACACCAACACGGCTAAGTGCGGACATTCCATTAATCGGATCTTGTAACGCCTTACCAAGCAAAATGGCGTTTGACTCTATTGAGCCGAATCCCGCCTCGGCTAAATCCTGTGATAGCTCAATAGATCGCGTGAACTCATCACCTAAAACCCTATTAAACGTCAACAATTTTGCTTGTGCTTTCTGTACCGCGTCAACACTTGTTAGTGTGGCAATGGCTAGTTGCTCGGCGGTTGCTTGCAGTTCCTTTGATGTAAATCCTACGCCCGCACCAGTGGCTTTAATTGTAGCCTCTACGCGCTTAAGGTTTACATTATATTCATCTAGAGATGATACGCCTTTGATTAACGCGAATGATGCGCCTGTTATTGCCGCCGCAAATCCTGCGAATACAACAGCGCCACCGCTTGCTAGTGATGTTATTGCTGATATTCTAGATGATATACCACCTAATGGACCATCAATTGCGGCAACGGCCTTTGCTGCGTTAGTACCGAAGCTTTTTATTGACTTGCCAGCTTTGCCAGTGTTGATATCAACAACTTTAGCTGTTTTTGCTATCTTTGTTAATTCTCGCTCAGCTTTTGCCGCACCCTTTGTTTCAACTACCGCCGACAGTTTTGCTTCAGCCATTAGTTAACCGCCCTTTTAAAAATGGAATCAAGTGACATAATCGTATTTATCTCCCACATCTCAAAATCAAGACCCGAGCTTTTAGAATAAAAATCTATATGCGCATAAGTTAAAGGCTCCCTTGCTACCAGTGAAAAAACATCATCATTAGGTATGCGCGAGAACCTCATTTTTTTAAATAAATTGTACAAGTAAGATAGCTGTCTTGGAATATCATTTGTATCTTCTGGTACATTAGCACCCATAGCCCTTAACGCTTCTGTATGTTCGCGCTCACTTCCTCCGTGAATGTGAGGCTTTACTCCTGAGAATTCAGTTTTAGCATACAATAGCAGGGCGTCTATTTTTTTTCTAAAGTTGCCTCGCGCGAGAATGCATGGAAGATAACAGATTTAGCTAGCCCCTCGTTGTCTGACAACATAGCGGCAACCTTTGAAATTTTATAGCTATCAAATGACCAGCCCACAATTAACTCAAGAGCAAACGGGTTGTTAATGGCGCTTTCTCCTTCCATCATTCTCATTGCTCTATCCACACCCGATGGCAAGTCTTTTATTGCATCGTCAAGCTCTGCTGTCTCCATACCCCAAGTTAATCGGGCGCGAGCTACTTGCTTTGCTTGTGCGCCAACAACCAATAAATATTGATCTGTATCAACACCGTCAGACTGCAAAACCAATTTTGACGGCTTTGATAAATTCGTGTTTGTCATAAAGTCATCAAGTGTTAAGCCTGTTATCACTTCTGTTTTTTTAGTTGTCATTATAATGTCCGTTATAAAGTTGATTGCCCGTTGATTAAATGCCACCCTGCAAAGACGGACGACTAAGCAGGGCTTTACTCGTTAGAGTGGCAAGCTAATAAACAATCTCTTGAATAACAATAGAAGATTGTTGTTTGTTACCCGTTGCTGTTGCTTCAATCGTTTGTGTTATTGATGTTTCTCCGCCAATTTCAGGTGTTGATGCAGTAAAAAACACTTTAGGGTAGCTGAATGACATAGCGCCACTCGGGCCGCTAAGCACGATATTTAATGCACTTTCAGTGTCATTCAAAAACAAATCATGAAGATCGAAGTTTTCCATGAATGCCGATGCGCTAACCGTGTTTAATGCGCGCCCAATTTCCACAAAAGAAACTGACTTATCACCAAGTGTGAATTGCGGGCTTGCTGAATTATCATTAGTCATTGTTGCGCTAGTAACGTAAGCGGCAACAGCATCATCAACGATGACCTTACCATCAACCCCTGAAAAAACTCGGCCAGTTGGTGCGGGTAAAAAAGAAGATCCTGAAGGTGGAGCATCAATAATTACCTGCTTACGGCCTATCATCGGAAAACTACCGGTGACATTTGCGTTAACTGCAACCTCAAAACTAAATCCGGTCATCTCAACGCCAGTGGTTAAAAGGTACTTTTCAATAGTACCACAACGACCACGCAACCAAGTTAACACGCTCATTGTTTTACATTCTGAGCCCGTTTTGTATTTATCTGCAACAGTGTAATCAGTCGTGGCCGTCTCGGTGGTTAATGTGGTCGTGATAGCCCCACCAGAAATAACCAAAGCAGCTACTGCGGTAACAACGAATGCATCGGCGTTTCTACCAGTTAAATCTTTAAAGTAAATTAAATCGCCAGCAACAACCCCATCAGCAACAAAATCACCAGCCGTGCGGGTAAATGTTTTAGCAACAGCATCAACTGTGATTTCAACAGCTGTTTCAGTAAACCCAGTTTCAGCACTTGTGCGTAATGCATTTTCTAGCACGCTAGTATAACTGCCTGGCGATAACTCAACGGAAAATTCACCAGCGGTGCTTTCGTTGCCAGTGCGAATATCAGTAATTTCGCGAGAATCATCAAGCTCTTCAGATTGTAGCGCTTCTTTTGTTAGTGTTGGAATACCTCCGGTGTATCTAAATGCGCTCCATATTGGTGTGACGGGCGTTTCACCCGGCGTAACTTCTTGTATGTACCACTGGCTGGTTGTTGCGCCAGCCCAAGGATTTCCAGCCATAATATTTTACCTTTTAGTTAAGTTGATTGATTTTAACATTTAAAGCCTTGCTGTAAAAGCAGACAGAGTTAAACTGATTGATTTTTGTGCCCATCCGTTATTTACCGGTAGCGGCGTAACCGTCATGGAGTCAACACCAAAGCAATCACCACCAAAATAAAAGTAACTGCCAATTGGGAATTTAGCGCGTAACTTATCAATCATAGTGTTAGCTTTTGAGCTACCAGTGTGTGAACCGTAGTTAACGTCTATTTGATAAATACCATCAAGCGACTCGTTTACACTCAGGTCGGCAGAATTAATATCACCACCCAGCATAAAGCCAGCAATGTATGGGGTATTTGTGTCCGTTGGTGCGTCGATATTTTCTAGTGCAATAATAATGCTGTTATCTGTGCCGAATTGCTTTAACGGCTTATCAAAAGCCTTTTGCATGTTACTAATTACATCGCTCATTTTGGTAGTGCCTTTTTAGCTTCTTCGTTTAGCAGCTTATTAAATCTGTTTATGTTTACGCGAACCATGCCCTGAGGTGCCTGTTTTGAATATCCACCTGTTGTATTTGGACCGTCATTATAGCCGCCAAACTCTAGCTTTTCGATGTAGGGCAGATTGTTTGTTAATGTGAATCTTGACCAATCCTTTATACCAACGATAACCCCTGACGCGTCATTTATGGCACCATCACCCGTCAAATCAATTTTAGTTGTTTTTTTGTTTGATGGCTGCTGGCCAGTGGCAAACCAATTACCTCTAGCCCTACCTTCATCAACAGGCGTTGCTTTTATTATTGCAGAGAATAACTTTATACTAGCACCCCTCGTTGCAGCCTCAGCGCCGTCAATAAACCCGTCAGCGAACTTTTTTACATCGAGAGAGAAGCTGTCCATATTATCTCCTCAACTGCACAGCGTAAGCTATGGTTAAATCTTTGCCTGTGTAAGCGTAAGGCAGTATAGAAATCACTGAATATTGAACGCCATCAATAGACATTTTATCCG